TGTAAAGTTCACCATCAAAACGGTCAGCAATCCCACAATTTTCCAGTGCTTCCACGACATGTGGAATACTTAAAATCGGCTTTCTGGTTCTACTCCACATGGTAACAGCAGCATCTTTATATTGACTGGTGCATCTGTGACCATCCAACTTAGGTTGTGCCAGTGCAGGGTATTTGATTTTGTGTCCTTGCTCCGCAAACTTATGTGCGAGAATCGGAAATACACCACCCTCAATAATATCATCAGTTACACCAGCCTCTGCATCTTCAATGGTCTGAGCATAACCTTTCTTGAGTTGCTTCTCCCATCTGGCTTTAGCTTGTGCTTCGGCTTGTTCAAGTGCAGTCGTAGCGTTTGCACGACCAGTGTTCTTACCTTCAAGTACCTTTTCAATACTTTCCTGAATTTTACCACCAACCTGACCATAATTATTCACAATAATTGGGTCATCATTAACAGTCATAACACTGACTTGCCATTCCTGAATTGCACCTGTGCTGGTTTTCTTATAGAGTTTTGGAAACTCTTTTACTAATTTTTCAAAATCGTTTGTTATCATTTGTTTTTATTTAAGTATTCGTGAAACCATCTGTACAACATGTACGGATATATTTTATGGTCTGCGAACCCATAGAGTCCGCAGGAAAAGAAATCGTGACATTCGATAACAAATGTTTTATTAAAGAATGAACCATCTATTTCGACAATGGGTTTAACACCAACATCCAATGTATATGCAATGGGTGCTGACTTATATTCATGAATCATATAAAGAATTGTTTTGATATCAGGAAACATACTGAAAACCCCACTGTAATTCTGTAACCCAACCAATTTACCTTGATACACAAAACAACGCCATTCACTTTCAATATCAATGAGTTCTGAGAATTGATAATTGCCTTCTGGTAATTGATATGTACTATCAATAACTTCTTTAAAACCTTTGATGTGGTCATTGGATTTAACGAATCGTTCATCCAATATATCATTCATATCGTAATGAGGACCGTTAAAAATTCCACGTTCAACAAAATCAAATAATTCCACTGGAACATTCATGGGTTTGGGTGTTGGTACACCAAAACGTTTCATCCACGACAACACGAATTCCACACTTCCCACTGGTATGTAATGCTCATGAAATGGCTTAAAAAACCAAATGTTATCATTGGTAAGACAATTGATATATTTTATTGTTACGGCATTCTTGTCCTGCTGTAACCAATTTTGATATCGAGCACTTTCCAGTAAAGTAAAACTGAAATCGTGTATAATTTCCCTGTTAATCTTTTGAATTAAGAATCTCATGTTTTCTTGAATGAATCGATTTTATTATCATCATAACCTTGCTCAGACCAACACCCCATTCTATTTTTAATTCCAATCATTCTTGGAATCATATCCCATTCCATTTCTTTTAATTCACCAAAAACCGTTACAGGAATTCTTGCAGGTACTTGGTCAAGACATGTGAGCACCATATATCTTTCGGCTTCGGGGTTTTCATATGAGTCACAATCGACAGCATATCTCAACATATTTAAATCCAGAACAGATTTTCTGAATTCGCCCTGAAACCCGCCATTGACGTTTGTTTCGTTGGGGTTGTCAATGATGTAAGACGTATCAAGTCCTTCATTTGTCATGTGACCGTTTCCGTGTCTGGTTTGATACGCTCTGGTCATATAATATGTCCTGATATTTGTTTTATATGGCAACCCCTTGATGATTTCCACAGCATTCTTTGCGGTACAATTACTACGGGTTACATTCGGAAAGAACCCGTAGTCCATGTCAAGCATGATACCTTGACCCCCTTCAAATATCAGGTTATGGTCAGCAAGGGAATGATTTAAACCATCAACGATATTATATCGCATAACCAAATCATCACAGGCTTCAAGAAACTCGTTATAAAGTTTTCTTGTAGTTGCGTTTTGATTTTCTTCTTTTGGGTCGAAGTTAAATCTATAATATTTGTTGATAATATTTTTGAGTTTAGCATCCCTGATTTCAGGATACAAAAGGTCACGCATATACAGATGATACTTGTCTTCGTTTCTCTGAATGGTCTGCCCGAATCCCACACCAACACTTCCGTGATTCAATGCGCCTTCAAGATTGCGATTCTGAAGTATATCAAATGGTGTTGTTACCATTGCATTTGCATCATAATACACAACGGGTTCAATACCCATTTCACGCAGAACTTTACCTTCTTTAAAAACACCAGTTGGACTGAAGGTGCAGAATTTCGACCAATATGTCGGTGCGCCTTGGAGTGTACCAGAACCGAAGTTCGAGAATACATGACGTTTATCTCCAATCACAACAGTATGTCCGACTTGATGACCACCATTGAATCTTACAACCAATGGTTTTTCAGCAACAGAGCATCTGTAATTAACAAATGCGCCTTTGCCTTCATCACCAAAGAGCGTTCCCAAAATAATTTCAACAGTACCTCTCATAATTTTTTCAATATTTTATCGAGAATATATATGATGATAAAAAATCCAAATCCAATTGCGACAAGCAACACATTTCCTTCGTAATTGAATATCAGATTCATTAATACTGAAAGACTAACGAGCAACACATAAAAATATGCTGGATTTATTTTTCTCATATGCAATTATACGAAAACTATTTGAATATGTTACAAAAAAAGGGAACTAATTTTCACCAGTTCCCTTTTTAATCATGTACAGTTCATCTTACAGGTCAATAACACCATCGTCACTTGCCGATACAATCGAACCAGTAACAACTGTTGCCAGAGCCGTAGTAACAAGTCCAGCAGTTTTTGCATCAAACTTACTGGTAATGTCTACAATATCAACACCGTGTTGAACAGCAATCAGGGTTGAAATGGTTTCGCAAAGCGCATTGTAGTCATCGAGAACAATGAGCCTCTCACCAAGCATTTTTCTCCAGTAACCCAGAACCTGTGGGTCATCCCTGTAACTTGTTTCGTTGATGTGAATGTGATAAACGTTATAAAGTCTCTGTGCTTCTTCCAGCAACTGGACATCGGTTACGTCTTCACCCTGTGGATAACCCATAAGGTCTTTCAACTTATCCGCACTCACATTATCCCAACTCATTTCGTCACCGATTGTGAAAAGGAAACCTTTTTCATTGCGTTTCTCAAAACAATCGATACTTGTGTGACGACCAGCAACGAGCCAAGCCAGAAGATAAGACTCCATGTTCTGACCACCACCGTAACCTTCGAGATACATTTGGGTCAGCCATTTGTCGAGTTCTTCAGTTCCTGATTCAAATTGACCAACTTGAAGCGGAGACCTATCACTAATATGGTCACCAATTGCGCCAAAAAGAACTTGAGGGTGTGCAACACCATTGTCGATAATGGTGTTCATAAGCGCACCGAGTTTGTTTTTCACGATGGCTTCGGGGATTCTACCCATGCTACCTGTTTCATCAAGGAAAACCATCACAGCAAGTGATTCAGGATGTGCATCACTATCACGTGCTTCTCTGATTCCAAGATTTAAAGGAGTCATGTCGCTGCTCATACTTTTTGAGAAAATATCGTCAGCACTTTTACTCGCATAACCCTTACTCGAAGTAAGGTGAGTGTATGCGTCACTCGACCAATCTGAATATCCCATTACTCGGCAGGTGTTTCGTCAGTAGTCTCATCAGCAACCTCTTCGGTTACTTCTTCAGTTGTTTCGGCAACTGTCTCCGTGGTTTCAGCAACTGTCTCAGGTGCTGCGTCCATTTCATTAGCCATTTCCTCGAAAGATTTGGCATCTTCTTTGTCTAAACCCATGATTTCAATTTTTAATTAATAATGTTTATAAAATTTAATAGAGATACAATTATACGAAAAAAAATTTAAAATGTTACAAATCCAACGGATAAAATTTTCTTTCAAAATTTTTTGACAGCAATTCTCTGTATTGTTTATAGTCTTCCACTTCGCATTGATGCTTGGTTAAAAAGAAGGTCAAAATCTCCTGATGAACATCTGCATCTCGCTTCAGTTTTGTACCTGCTGCACTCCTATCACCCAACAAATATAATGCAATTTTCTTACAGAGTTCCAAATCAATATCCTGTGTAGCAATCTTTTTCATAAAAAGGTTGGTTGGATACCACATTTTATATCTTGCACTGATTGTTTTTGCTTTCTGGTCTAAATGGTTCATATGATAGAAGGAAGTCAGTATAATGCCGTGAGTCTCAGGCACTACGAAGACTGTTGTGGGGTTCATACCCATGTGAGAGTACCCTATATTCCTAAACCACAAGGAAATCTCGAACATCCTACTAAACAACCAGTTGACATGATGTTGCGGTAATTTCTGTCCAGTGAGTGGAACTGCTCGGTCTTTCAAATTAATTGTAAGTACGTCATTTTCAAGCACCACACTTTCTGGCAGATATCTATGGAAACCAACTGACGCTTTGTCAGTCTTTTGCTTCAATAGCTTGTAATTACTGACAGACTTCTGTAATAGTTTACGATTTTTATCGGTTACGTGATACACGATTTTCTTTTCAAAGACCCGAAAATCTCCTGCTTCATCGGTATATTGGACACCATTTTCCAATACGTCTTTGTAGTAGTTCATTTTTGCCATTGCATCAGCAGCATTTGGTTGACCGCATGCATCGGGATGAATCAATCTGCTATAACTACGGTAAGTTGTTTTCCACTCACCATTGAACAGGTCAGATGGTTTGTTTGATTTGAGAACCTTCTCAATTACTTCAATGTCTGTCATATTGTTGTTCTTATTAATTCCTTCTCATCAATTTCGGAATTCATGATAATATCATGGAAAATATTGGTTAAATTTTGTTTGATTTCTTCAACGGTTTCTGTTTGAGTAACCACTGAAGGGAAGTCTGTATGGTATGCTGTATAGCCACCACTTTTACTGTCTTTGATTGCAATTATTTTCATTCTTAAAATGTTTTATGTGTGAAAAATCTTTTTATTTTATAACATGTGTTCGGGGTAAGTCCCGAATAATTATCACAGTGAAAAAAATTGTGTTGTTGATTCAATAACATATCACTGTCATCATCAATAATTGCGTAACGATAGAAATCATAATAATTGACTCCGAACCAATACATACAATTATCTTTAAGCCAGAGTGAGATATCAGTACCTCTCTCATATCCTGTTCGTGGTGTTTTATCTATAATAGTAAAGGTAGCACCACAGGCATGAAATATTTTATTAAGTGTTAAAACATCCCAACTGCTTCGCATTGAGGCACTGAGTACCACAGCACTATTAGTTTCATCACAGAGTTCATTAAGCCAAGACATGCGCATAGGACACATCTCACTTTTATAATACTCCATTCGACCTATTTCTTTACGCTTCACAAGTTTCTTCAAGTGCTTCTTGACTACCTTATATAATGGTATGTTGTCGTGACGTGTTAAGTGATTGTATCGCTCGGTATAAAATAATTGACAATTCAACACACCGTCCACATCGAGAAAGATGATGTTAGTCGGTGGATTATATATTGGGAAGTTGAAATTACTTTCCATATTTTAATTCCTGCTGAATAAGTCTTAGCCTGCATTTGGCATTCCTTAGACTGTATTCGTCATTATTGATACTGCTTTCAAGACGACCTGCTTCTTCCAATAGAATTTTACGAAACTCAGGGTCTGTGGATTTGATGATAACGGTGTTGTGACCATTATAACCATCTTCTGTCATCCAATGTGGAAGTTCGGTATGAATACCTTCAGCAGCATTACCAGTATAAATTGCTATGCTACCTGCTTTTTTGAAAACACTACCGTCTTTAATAAGGTATCTGGTAGGGAATTCTTCGTAATACGCTTGTTCTTCCAAATCACATTGCGCTTGTTGTTCTTCGAATGTCACAACGCTTGTGACTTCCCCACAATAAAATTCGAAAAGACCTCGCAGTTCTTTCTTAAATTCTTCGAGTTCTTCAGGGGTATCGAAATAAAATTCGTTTTCGACTGTCCATGTGGCTGGGAATATTCCTACGGATTCATCACCGGGGGCGGTAACGTAAAAACCCGTTATTTTTATAATATTTTCAATTTTAGTTAGGATTTTCCTAAATTTTTCGGTATCGTTCATGTTACTTTTTTTTAGGTTATACGAAGAATAATCAGAAATGTTACGTTTATTTCGTTTTTTCTGTGCGTTAATCACAAATAATGCGCCAGCACGAAAACATTCAAAAGGGGTGTCTTGGTCAAGTGGTTCACCCTCAACGTTTTCCTTGTAGTAAAGCATCCCTGCCCCATCAATTACATCTTTTTTCATAACGCAAACTTAATCAAATTTTTCATATTTACAATACCATAGTATTTATTTTTCTATACAAAAATGTAACATAACCGAAAAATATTCGTATAATTGCAGAATAAATTCTATGAAATGAAAAAGAATATAATATATAAACTCGCAATGTTTGTTGTGATAATGATTCTTTCAACTGGAATGGTTGGTCACAGTGAATTCATTGGAACGCCACCTGTTATCAAACCTATTTATGACGATATTTGGGGTACTATCTACCATGCTGAAGCAAGGCAATGTGATGATACTCCAACAATTACTGGTGACGGGTCACGCATTAATCCATATAAAGCCAGTGAACATCGTTGGATTGCAATTAGTCAGGAAATGCTTGACTGTGAATGGCGTATGGGTTTACTGAATGATAGTACGTCTATTTTATTTAAAGGCAGAATTGAGTATGGTGACACCGTTTGGATTGCAAGTCCATGCGAAACCATTAATGGATGGTGGATAGTCCACGATACCAAGAATAAAAGATATAGGAACAGTATCGACTTCTTGCAAACCAAAGGTGATGGTGACTTATATGATAATGACCCGATGTGGAATGGTAGATTCGATAGTATTAAAATTTATACCATTGATGATGCAAAACTACTTGGGTTGAATGCAACAACATAAAAACTAATATAATGGAACTTGACTTAAAAGCATTTAGTGAATTCGCAAGACTGGCACACGATAATGCCAATTGTATTTATGACGGTATGAACTATTCGGTGCATCTTACAATGGTTGAGGATGGTATTGATAAATATGAAACAGTATTTAAGTCATACGCTGATTATCGTATAGCACGTGCAGGTGCATCGGGGCATGATTTGATTGAGGATGCTCAAATTCAATTCAATGATGTTAAGAAAGCCAGTAACAGACGTGTTGCATCGGTTGTGTTAGCCGTTACTGATGTTCATGAAGAAAACCGTTTATTACGTCATCTCTTTACAATGGGTAAAACCGTTAAAGACTATGTTGCTATCATCGTAAAGATGGCTGACATGCGTGCGAATGGTCTTTATAGTAAAGATAACGGTGGTTCAATGTATGCGAAATATCTTGCAGAATATGAATACCGTAGACCTATATTCCAGATGGCATTGAAATGGTATGTGAGGCATCTTGATGCTGAGAGTCTTGAAATGTTCTGGGAAGAACTTGACGAGATTCATGGATGGAAAAAGTAAGGTGCTTGCTTTTTTAAATAATAATTTGTATGTTTGCACAACAAATTTAATTATAACTAAAAACTGATAATCATGATTACAAATTTCGAAGACATCACCGAAGGTTTATCAACCAATGAAAACAAAATTATTCTTCCACGACTAATTGAACTCGTGAAATGGAGAATTGGTAGAGAAAATGCAATCACTAATAAAAAATTGGTGCATCTGCTGGCTCAAATGGGTCATGATGTTCAAGAGACAAGTATTCGAAAGATGATTAATCAAATCAGAATTCATGGATTGGTGGGGAATCTTCTTGCAACCTCAAAGGGTTACTATGTGAGTAATGACTCCAAAGAAATAACTAAATATATATTATCATTACGTGAGAGAGCAGCAGCAATTAATGCAGTCGCTGACGCACTTGCGGTATAAAAACAAATTAATATGGAATACACTGATGTAATGCTCGACCTTGAAACGATGGGCAAAAAAAGTAATGCAGCACTTGTATCAATAGGTGCTGTGGAATTCAATCTAATAACTGGTGAAACAGGTAGAGAATTCTACAAAGTTATTGACCTTCAATCCTGTCTGGATGTTGGGTTAAAAGTTGAAGCCAGCACTATTTATTTCTGGTTACAACAAAGTCAGGCAGCACGTGATGCTATCTGTAATGATAAGAAACTCCCAATAGCAACTGCTCTTCATATGTTCGGTAGGTGGATGCAAGATTGTGTTGCGGAAGTCGGAATATGGGGAAACGGTGCACGTTTTGATATTGGTATTCTTGAAGACGCATATTCTGCATGTAAGTTGGAAAACCCTTGGTATTTCAGGTCTGAAAAAGACGTGAGAACATTGGTTAGCTTTGCACCACAAGTTAAAGCAAATCTTCCCTTTGAGGGAACAGAACATAACCCGATTGACGACTGCAAACACCAAATCAAGTATTGTAACGCCATTTGGAAAAAATTAAATACAAAGTAATTATGGAGAATTTAACAGTAGAAACATTCAAAGAAAAGGTGTTTGACTATGTACAGAATGAAGAATGGTCATTTAAGGGCGAGAAACCCGCAATAATTGATTTCTATGCCGATTGGTGTCAACCCTGCAAAACGATAGCACCAATCCTCGAAGAACTCGATACCGAGTTTGAGAACGTTGATTTTTATAAAATCAATACCGAAGAACAGAATGAATTGGCTGCAACGTTTGGAATCCA